CTTTTTAATTCTGTTTTAGTCATTGTTTTCCTTTTTTTTAAAAATACTTCTTAATTCATCATTTCTTATTTGAGTAAGCTTAACAAGCCTTTCATCCATTCTCATAAGATCTGTTTCTATAGCTTCTAGCTTGTCATTGGTTTTTGAGCAATGTGTTTCTATAAATTTAACCAAACTATCGCTACTTGCTCTGGATACTGCAATTTGTTCTCTAATAAGAACATTAGTATTTTTGGTTTCACTTATAAGTTCTTTTGTTCTTTCCCCAGCTTCTTTATGTAAAGTTTTATATAAATGCCATGCAATCCCAGCTAAGACAAAAACCATCAATCCTAATAATGCTGATCCGCTTAAAGAACCGAGTATAGCACCTTCTTTTATTATATTTTCAGTACTCATTTTTCACTCTCCCATGCAATTAAATTTAATTCTTCTAAAGATGTGGCATTTTTCACTTTATTTCTTAGTTCATCATTTTTAAAAATAATACTTTCAGTATATTTAGCGATACCAACCCCAAATTCTAAAAATTCTTCTTTGTTAAATGTAGTGATTTTATTATCTTTATCAATCCAAGCAATATTTTCCAAAGGAGTATTATTGAGATTTGCTAACATTATCTCGCTAACTTTTCCGCTAATATTAATTTTTGCTTCCGTGTCAATTTGAAATATAGTATTTTTAAAAGGCATAAACAAAAGCTTTTCTTCTTTTATAGCTTTTAGTTCTTCTAATTTTAATTCTTTTAACTCTTCTAATGCTTTTTCTTTAATCTCATAAGAAATAATATAAAGATTATTTTCTTCATCATAAGTTTGAATTTGGCGAAGTTCTTCAATTTTTTCATTAAAACTTGGGATTTCTTCTTCTTTAACTTTAGCAAAACCAAGCTCTTTTAAAAGCTTATCATCGCAAGCACTTAAAAAATAAGTATCTTGTGCATCAATTTCACCTTCTTCGTTTTGTATTTTTACATCTTTTAAAAAAATATCATCATATTTTAAACTTTTATTTTTTAAATCATAAAACATATTTACCCTTTCTTAATTCCAGTATAATGTTAAATTTGCTCTTGGGTTTAATCTATCCCCATCATTTAAGTTCCAACCAGCACTTGCATTTGCACTACCGCTTTGCCAAGAACTTAGTATTATTTGTAAGTTATTTATATTTCCAAAATTGAATTTTTTCTCTACTTTGATTTTTGCATTGGCAGTGTAATATTTACTTAAAGCATGTAGTGTTACTTTTGAATTAAAATTATTCCAAGTTATTTCTAAAGTATTTCCAGAAGTTTTATTAGACATATTTCCAGTCGTCCAAACTTCGCCTAACATAACCACTTCTTTATTATTAATATTTGATGGCAATACCACTGCTTGTTTATAAATCATGTCTAGCTTTAACATATAATTATAATTTGCAACCGAGCCTCCTAAAGATGGAGGTAAATTTAGTGCTATACCATTATTAGAAAGAAGGAGACAATTCATTTTAAGTCCTTACTAATCTTACATTATTCGAAGCTATGCAAAAATAAGCAAAAGTTTCAGTGCTACTAAATCCACTTTGAGCTATTCTAAATTTAAAAGGGGCATTAAAAGCTACTACATTTTGACAATTATTTATGGTTATTGTTCCGCTTTTTCCTACTCCTCCAAAATTAGCTATTCCTATGCTTGTTCCTGCATTTGCTGTTAAAATAAAATGTTGAGCTTGTCTTAAATCTAGATTTATACTGCCAGTTGTGCCAAGATTTTTAATTCCACCACCATAATCTACATACCATTTTCTAGTTAAGTGATTATCATTTGTTGGATCGATTGGAGAAGTTAATGCCTTATTAAAAATATTTGTGCCATTAAATATATTATCTCCATTTAAATTTGCTTTTGTATTTAAAGCGGTATCTACATAGATTTTATTTGTTAAATGGTTATCATTAGTTGGATCTACTTTTACTAAAATAGGATTAGCAAAAGTTTTATTTCCATTTATCTCTTCATCGCCATTTAAACTTACTTTTGTATCTATAAGTGCTTCTAAAGTTTTAATAGTTATATCTAATACTTTTTGTGTAATTAGCTTTTTATCTTTTTCATTTTGCTCTAACTCATTGTTTTTGTCCTCTAAGTTTTGATTAGCTTCTTCAAGTTCTTTTTCAATTTCCTCTTTTTTGTTAATTAATTCACCAGCAATCTCTTTTTCAAGCTCAGCAATTTGATTTTCAAGTTCTTCTTTTCTCTCTTCAAGTTCGCTTGTATCAGCAGGTGGTTCTTGACTTAAAGCCTCATCGATTTGATTTTTAATTTCCTTTAATTCCTCATTTTTTTGCTTTAATTCATCATTATTATTTAAAGCTTCTTCAATTTGCTTTTTTATCTCTTCAAGCTCTTGTTCTTTATCTTTTATACCTTGCTCTATATTTGCAATTTCATCTTTAATTCCATCATCTTTACCATCATCTTTCTCATTAAGCAAAGAAAGAAGATATTCAACATTAGCCTTAACACCACTTATATCATAGATTCTTGCTTGATTGTCAATCTCATCTATGCACTCACCTTTTTTAGTTTCAAGCTCATTAAGTCCTTGTTCTTTTGTTTGGATTATTTCATTAAGGCTTTGCTCTTTTGTTTCATTTATTTTATTGAGTCCGTTTTCTTTTGCGCTCACAAGCTCATTTAAAAAATCTTGCTTATTCTCGTTTAAACTATGCAATTTTTCATTAAAAATAATACTAAACTCATTTTTCTTTGCTTGATAATTCGCATTAAAAATATGATTTAAGTTGTCAATCATAACTTTAGAAGTATCTACAAGAGTAGTAAATTCTTTCTTTTGAGTTTCAAAAACCTCTGTGACTTCATTTCTTTCATCACTTAAACCTTTGAGCATTTCTTCCATTTGTTTTATTGTTTCTTCAGCTAAAACTTTTAATTCTGTTTCATAAATTAACTTATCATTACCTAGTTCTTTTTTAGCAACTTCAGCTAACCTACCTAAATCTTCATTAGCTATCAAAGCTCTTTGATTAAACCTATCATAACTTTGCTCAAAATGTATTTTATACCCTTCACATTTTGCTGTAAGTTCATCAAATTTAACTAAAGCTTCATTTTTTACTTCATTTAAATTTTTTAATATTTCATTTTGTTTATCATTTAAAGAAGAGTAGATACTTTCAGACTGTGATTTTAAATCTCGTTCTAAATTTTCTATTTTACTTTTAAAATCTTTTATAATTTGGGAATAAGATGTTATATCATTTTCAAATTCTTTATATAAAGCTATAACTTCTCTTAAATCTTCTATATTTTGCTTGCTTTCTAAAAGTAGTTCATATGCACTAGCTATTTCTTTATATTTAACTCCAATATCAATTTTAATTTCTTCTAGCTTTTTAACACTATCTATCATTTCTTGATTTAATCTTTGGTTTTCAAAGAATATAGTGTTAATTTTATTTTTTATAATTTCGCTTGCTTCACTTACTACTAATTTTGCTTCATTTGATAAATCTTTTACTTCTTTTTTAATACTTATTAATTCAGGTTTTATTTCTTTTAATTCATCAACATTTAAATGTAAGCTATCTACAATTTCTAAAGCATGATTAAGTTCACTTAAAATTTCATCTTTAATTTTTGTGTTCAAATCAAAATATTCTTTTACAAAATCTTTATTTTGTTTAATTTCATTAATATAATTATCTAAATTAAATTTTATTTCTTCATATTTCTGTATATCTTTTTTTAAATTCTCAAACTCTTCTGTATTATTTTCTAAAAAATCTTTAATGTTTTGTATTTCTTGTTTATTTAAAGAAAAATCTTCATACGCTTCTTTAATATAATCAAATTTTGCATTTACATTGTTGTATTTTTCACTTATATTTGAATATTTTTTATTAATATCATCATATTTGCTTAAAATATCATCATTTTTATCTACAATATCATTTTTAAATTTTAAACATTCATTTTTTAAAGATTCGCAAGCTTGTTTTAAGCCTACAACTTCATCAAGTCTTGTATTGTCTATTGCTTCTGAAATGCTGTTTATTCTAGCTAAAACTTGATTTATGATTTCAAGTTTTTCTCTACCTGTTTTTAATTCATTTAAGCTTGTTCCCATTTTTAACCTTCATAATAATCACTATCTTTAATTCTCTTTTCACAAAAGAAAAGCAGATCATCCATGGCTAAAAGCCATTTTTTATCATCTAAATAAGCTATAAAATCAGCACTATTTATACTTTGCACATAGTCTTTATAACTCAAAGCTCTATTAAATTTTTTTGTGAAATTACAATTACAACCATGTTCTTTCATCATCAAGCTCCTTGCCATCATTAGCTATATACTCATAAATTATCTTGTCACATAATGCCAGAAAGTCTTTTTCTTCGCATCTTGTAATCAAATAACAAACATAATTAATCACAGCAAAACTAAGTGTTTCATCTATCATTAAATGTTCTTTTTCATTGTCAAAATCAGGCTCATCAGGAATAATCAAAAAATGATTATTTCTAACTTGCCTAAAAACTTTTTCGCCTTGCTCTACATTTTTTAAAAGAACGCTAGGAACACATTTTGATAAAATATAATAAAATGCTTCCATAAAATAGGCTTTCAAAACTTCATCATCTTCTATCATTTTGTAAGAATTTTTAACTTTAGCGATAATGAGTTTTTTAGCCGTAGCACAAAGCATTATGCACCTTTTGCTGCTTTTAAAACCGCTTTAGCCTTTGCATTATTTCCACTAGTTAATCCCACGCCTATAGCAAAAGCATCAGCATTTCTTACTTCTAAAGTGCTTTGCGTATAAAATCTTTTTGCTTTTGCAGTAATATCAGTTGAAACATCTTCAATCATAGTAGGAATATAAAGCCCATGTTTCATATACTCAAAATCCCCAGCAATTAAAACATCACCCAAACCATATTTAGGGCTTAATAATCTATGCATATGGAAATTTACCGTTCCAAAATCTGTTTCAAGGCTCACTACTTGTCCTGCTAGTTTTGTTTCATTGCCTAAAATTCTTGTAGCGAATTTATTGATAGCTCCTTTTAAGTCAGCTCCTAAAAAGACATCTTTAGGCGTCACTCCGCTATTCCAAATGGTTTGCAAAATTTGATTAAGTTTATCTTCTGTTAGTTCTGTTGCAGTTCCACTCCAATCTCCTGTTTCATCAAAAGCTAATACATTTCCACGCTTTCCATCAGAAAAGCTATCTTTTCCTTTAGCGATATAATGAAAAAGTCCAGCCATTTCTCCACTTATTGCTTCTTGTGCTTGAACATAATCTTTGAAAACTGATTTTTTTACATCACTATCTCTGCCTAGACCAAATAAAGCATATTCCATATCCATTTTATGTTCTTTGGTTTTTTTGCCTATTTGATACTCCATTTCATTTCCACCATATTGATTTGCTTTTAATAAAGCTTTTGATACCATGGCTTCAGTAATGAATATTTGAATAGCATTTGTAGTTTTTTGGGCTGTGTTTTTTGTTTCACCTACAAATTTACTTAACTCTAAATTTGCATTCTTTTTTGGTTCTTCAAAAGTATCAGTAATCCAACTATGAGTTAAAGGATTTGTAACCTTTGAAGTACCTATTTTATTTAAAATTGGTGTTTCAGTAGCTCCAATTTTAATAATCGTTTCATATATTGATTGTTTTAACTTAACATTTTCTGTTGCGGGTGAGGTATGTCCCATTGAAGGTAAAGCCATTTTTGAATTCTCCTTAGTTTAGTTTTAAGGATTTTTCCAAAAATGACTATTTCAAATATAGTGTGTTTTGAAATAAATTAGATATTTTTAAAAACAAGATAAATTAAAACTAATTTATTTTTGTTTTTAGTTTTGTTTATTAGAATTTTGATTAAGAACTTAAGGGTAGGATCTCGACCTTTGTAAAAGCAAGAGAGAACTACCTTCTGGCTTTTTCTCTTAAATCTTTTCATATGCAGTCACAATCCTATTATCTCCCTTCCAATTATCTTTTATATTTTAAAAAATAATTACATGAATTTATGCTATAATTGATAAAAGGTTGGTTAGTAAATTGTCCGAGCTAACCGCAAAAAAACAATCGGTGAAAGTGTTGTTTTTATCCTTTGTATCTTTCAAAAGCTGTAATTATAAAAGTTCTTTTATTTCCTTTATATTCACTGCTTAAACCTATAATATAATTTTTATATTCTATTCTATATCTTATGTTGTTTTGGTTATTTAATTTCCCCTTATCGACAATATCGCTAATTAATTTCAAGTCCAACTCAGGATGCTTATCGATAATATGAGCTAAACCATAACCTTTATGTTTTATCTTATCTGTTACCTCTCCCCAAACCAAATCAATATCCCCTAAATCTTTTCTATGAAAAGCACCTGCTACCTGTCCTTGTTTTTCAATGAGTAGTTTTTGTAAAGCACCTTTTCCATCGTGATAATATTCTGTATAATTTTCGCCAAATTCTTTTAAAGGTTGTATGTTTAATTCTTTTTCTATTTTACCCCTTAAATCACTTGGAATATCTTTTTTTACCCCTTTATTTGTGCTTTCTTTAGCATTGACTATCATCTGTCTAGTTAGGTTGTATTCAATAGTATTTAAATTCATCTTATCTAAAAAATCAAGTTTATTGTCTTTATTTTCTTTTAGAAAATTATCATATCTTTTTAGAATATCTTCTCTAGCTTTTTTATCATCTTGTATTTTTTCATCAAGTCTTTGTTTTACGCTTTTTTTATTTTTAATATTCTCATTTAACTTTTTTATTATATTTTTTTCATCAGACAAATTATCAATTGCTTTATTTAAAAGTTCTTGATATTTTATACTATTTGTAATGTTTATATTAAGCATTTGATTTAAAACATCATAATTACTTAGTTTTATATTATTAAACAAAGAAAAACTATCATTATCATAAATAAATTCTATAGCTTTTTTAATCTTATTACCAAAAGCTTCGCTAGGATTTGTAAGAGTGTCATTGTATTTAATAATAAAACCTAAAATATCAGCTTGTAAATCTTTATTGCTTGATATAAATTCTTTTTCAAAATTTAAACTTGGTTCTGTATATTTTTTAATAATATCATAGAGCTCATTATTATTTTTATAAACATTACTTTGGTTTATGCTTTCAATAGCTCTTTTAAAAAGAGAAAAAAAGTTATTTCCATTATCTTTGAATACTTTATTTTTATTAAGAGCTTGTTTTAAATGTAATAAATTTAAGGCATTATCATTAAGTATTTTACTAAATTCAGTATCTCCCCCACTTCTTCTTTCCCACGAGAGTAAAGCGTCATTAATATTAGGCATTAAATGATCTAACAAAGCTCTTTTACTTTCTAAAATATCTCTTGAACCTAAAAAATTCATTAGTTCTTTTTCTGTATTAATTTTTGAATTTTCTATTTTTAAAAGTTTTTCTTTATATTTAGCTCCTAAAGCTTGAAGCTTTTCACTCTCATCGCTCAATCTACCATCATTTGAAAGTTTTGAAAGTCTTATAATTGTATCATCATCATTTTTATCTAAAATTCTTACTATCATAGCTTTATTTTCATCAAAACCTTTAAATACATCTTCTCCATAAACCCTTTTAGCTTGTTTGATATATCTTGCTAAGTTTTCTCCTTTTAAATCTCTTATAGCGGTGGTTCTATGATTTCCAGCAATAACAAGTCCGTCCTTAGTTATGGTTGGTATTCCATCAAAATTTGAACTTTCTTTAAAATGCTCCCTTTCATTAAAAGAATTTCTTATATCGCTAATTGTGGAATTAGAATGTTTATTTCTAAATTGCGATAAACTTCTTGTCAAAGAAGGTTTTAAATCGTCTTTATTGACAACCGCATAACTTACATCTTCATCTACATTAAGTAAATCATCTAAAATATAACCTCTTTTTAACTCTTTATACTTGATTTCTTGAGGTTTGCTTTCTTTATATTTTTCAAGACTTTTTTCTAGTTTTTTTATGTCTAGAAAATCTCCAAAATTATATTTAAAAAAAATCTTTTTATTCTCGCTTTTATCTATAAAGTCTTTATAATGTTTTAAATAAAAATTTCTATTGTATTTTTCTAAGCTTTCTTTATGTTTAGCTTGGGTAGAATGTTTATCAGAGAACGACACTTGATTTGTCTCTGAAGATGCCCTAGATGTCGGTAAGGCTCTCGCATTATTATAATACACTACCTCAGCATTCTTAATTTTATTTCTTATATTATTTTGTTTCTTTGGTGAATTGCTAATTATAGTCAAGTGCGTTTCATAGTCTTTGCCTATACTTGTAAAATAAGTTTGATTATCTATATTTTTAATAAAAATAAAATCATCTTTATCTTTTAAGATTGCCTGTGGGCTTTCTAAAGTTTCTTTGATATGTGGTATGTATTTAATTCTATCTTTTTCGATCAGCTTTAGTAAACTTCCTTTTGTAAGTTTTATTTCTCTATCTTTTAAAGCTATCTTTGCTTCTTTTGGTATATTAGGGATATATTCATCGTCGATATTTTTAAGATTGAAAGTTTTCATCCATTCATTTCTAACATCTTTATTTATAGTATACTCTTTGTCATTTTTGCCTATAAATCTTAAAGAATTATCTTTAGGATCAGCCTTATCCATGAAGAAGTTGTCGCCTTTGATAACACCTTCTTTTATTAGTGCATCTTTTAATATTTTATTTTGTTCTTTATCTACTTTAATATAATTATCCAAAGCATCTTTAAAAATTCTACTTTGTTCTTGATCTGCTATTTTTATGTTTTTAAGATTAGATATAACTTCTTTATTGGTTTTAGCAAGTTTTATAGCATCTAGTATTTGATTTCTTAATGCTTGTTCTTTTGCACTTTTCATAAAAGGAGCTAAAGCGTGTAATCTAGCAAAAATACCACTTATTAATATTCTATCAAAAACACCATGTATTGTTGTAGCTATTGAAGAGTTTGTCTTTTTACCACTACTGGCTAAAGCTGTCATTATCAAATCTCTATTATTGTTATATATCAAAGCGTATGTATTAATAACATCTTTAGCATCTTTTATTTTTTTGCTTGAAAAATTGACATCTTCTAAATCTTTTGCTAAGGATTTAAAATCATACCCCACACCTTCGATCCTATGTTTTTCTAATAAAGAATTCATCACATGAGTTTCATTAGCTAATCTTTCTTGTTCATTCATTCCTTTAAAAGCATTTTCTAAATTCTTATCTTCATTTATATTTCTAAGCCCTTTAACCAATCTATCGGTCAGCCCTTCTTTTGTTTCTTGAGGTTTCATCATGCCTAAATAACTTTCTTTAAAATTTTCCTTTAAAGCAAAATTTTTATTTGCATTATCTAGTATTTCTTTTGCTAATACCTTATTGCTAGCATTTCTTATCAACGCATCATCTAAAATTTCTTTTACTATTCCATAAGCTTGTTTTGTATTATATGTTTTATTTCCTGTGTTTAATTGCTTATTTATAGCTGTTCTTAATCCAAAGATTTGCTCCGCACTTACTTCTTTTCCTTTTATTTCATCTAAATAGCTTTGTATGTTATTTTTTACATCTTGCTCTAAAAAATTATTATTTTTAAAATTTTCAAGCTTTGCTAAATCTTCACTAGTTAATACTATGTTTCCATTATTAAGCTGATCTAATTTACTTATAGCACTGCCATACTCTTGGTTTATTCTATTCTCATAAGCGTGATTATCTTTTTGCCAAGCCTTATAATCAAACTCACCATTTAAACCTGTTTTGTTTTTAAATACTTCATCTTGTCCTTTAATCATATTTAAAAAAGAAATACTAGCATCCTTATCAGCCTTTAAAACATCATCTAAAAAACTTCCTATTTCTGGATAAGCTTGTGCTGCTTTTAATAATACTTCTCTTCTTTGTGTAGTAGGAACTCCTTGTAAACTATTAGAAATATTTTTTAAAATAGCACTTGTCCTTTTAGCGCTATCTTGTATAAATTGTGGATTATTTTTATTAAGTCCTTGCTCTACAATGTTTTTTAATATTTCTATTGTAGGTTTTCCATTTTCTAGGTATGTTGGATTTTCTTTTGCTATAAGTTCATCTATTTGTTTTTTATTCTCTACATTTTTTGTAAGATTATTAAAAATTGTTTCTGCATTTTGCAAACCACCATCTGTAAATTTACCCACCACAGGTATATCTGTTTTACTTATTTTATCTATAACCCTATTACCTAAATTACCACCTTTTACAGCCATGCCATCTATCATATCTTTACCAGCTTGTGCACCTGTTTTTGCCATATTATAGGTATTTTTTAAAGCTCTTGCTCCTTTGGCAACTCCTGCAAAAGCCGCATCTCCTATTAAAGAAAGTCCTGCATTTTCGCCCATAAGCATAATGGCCTCTTTTAAATTCATATCTTGATTTGTATCTTTTGTATTTCCGTAGTAATCATATCCTGCCCCTAAAGATGCACCTAATGCACCACCTGCAACCATACCAACTCCGCCGCCTAGCATTGTACCGCCAATTGCACCTGCTGTTCCTAAAGCCATACTAGCACCATTATCTCTTAATCCACGATATAAATCACCCATTGTGCTACCTTGCACTTTAGAATAATTTCCGTTATTATCTTGCACCCAATAAGATCCATCATCATCTTGCAATAATCTTCCACGCCCTGATTTTTGCAACTCATCGCCTAAATCTCTCATAAACTGATTACTTTTTCTTGCTACTTCATTATCATCAGCAAAAATAGGTTTAGAAGCATTAAATTTAGATTGCTTATCTAAAATATAATTACTTAAATCATCAGCATTCATGGATGGATTTTTATTATAATCATATAAATCCCTTTTATATTCACTAATATTGCCCATAGGATTTGTTAAATTTTGGTCTTTGAAATTATATTTTTCATATTCTTTAGCATATTTATCTTTATTTTTATAAAAATCATTTATTACTTCATTTTTTAAATTTGATAAATATTCACTTGTATTTTGATTTTCACTTTGACTTGCTCCATCTTGCAAAAATGAAATAATGTTATTTTCTTGTGGTTTTTCTAATAAAAATTCTCTTATATTCATTATATTAATCCTTGTTTTTTTAATTCTTCTACGCTAACTTGCATTTTTCTACCTGCTTGATTAACTAATATTACATTACCATTAGCATCAGGCTCTGATATTTGAGCATTAATTCCATTAAAACTAACGCTATGTAATTTTGGTGTATTTTGATTTTGCACTTCTAATGTATTTTTGGCTAAATCATTTTGTATATTTTGATTAGTTGTTGAATTACCTATAATTACTGCATTTTTACTAGGTTTTGAGTATTTTTCATCCCAATAAAAAGCTTTTACCTTTGGAGCATAATTGTTATAAAAATCCATATTATTTTTATAATCTTCTATAGCACTTTGTTTCTCAATATTTGTTTTTGCGTTTCCTAGTCTTTCTGCTAATTCTATTTTAAAAGAGTTTGGAGCTTCTGCTAACCATTCTCCTGCTAATGCTTGAGCTACCCTTTGATTATTTGCTTCCATAGTATAACCATTAATAGGGAAATTGGCTTGTATATTCTCTAAATTCCATTTAGCATTTTTACCACCTCTTAATAAATCACTTTGCATTCTTTTTAAGAATAAATCACTTGCATCATTTAAATCTGTGCTTTGACTTCCCCATCCACCAAAACCACGCTCTATAGCTCCATTCCAAAAACCATGGGTTGTATCATATGTTTTACCTTGTTTACTTGCTAAATCTAAAAACTGAGCGTCTGCTTTATATCTTGTATTGTTTTGTAAATTTGCATTGTTTTGACTATCTAAACCTTGACTATTACTAAGAACTCCATTTAATAAATCTTGCTCTTTTTGTTTTGCATTTATCTCATTTTGCAATTTTTGTAGTTCTAATAATCCTTTTTGATAATTTAAATCCTTGTAAGCCTTATTAGCATTTATTGCTTGCTGTCTTAAAGCATTTTGCATGGCATATTGTCTAGATCTTTGATTATAATTCATTTGCCATTGCTGATCTGCTATATTTGCTCTTTCTTTTTGATAATCAAAGTTTCTCTCATTTTGCAAAAGCTGATTATTTTGCATAGCCTGATTAAATTCCATTTGTTGCTTTCTTAAATCTTGCTCTTGCTGAAACTCATTAGCTTTAACTTTATCATCAAAACTTTTGCTCATGATGTCATATAAGACACCACCGACTTTTCCTGCGTTTTGTATAACGCCTGTATCAGGATTAAATACTACTCTTTGTGGGTTATAAAATGCCATTTTGTTTCCTTTATTCTTTCTTTTAAAATAAAGGATTTAAGGAAGTTTGTGTATAATTTTAAAAGGTGTGGTGCCAAGGGTCGCCACCCTTAGCACTAAATTACCACCTAGAAAGGCGGTGAAATAAGATGCTACAAATCTTAATAGTTATTATACTACTTTGTATTATTGTTGTCAATGCAAATTAACAATCAATAAACAAAGCCCCTTATTCAAGGGGTTAAGATTTACCCTTTAAACAAACTCCTTAAATCCAAATCTATTTAATTACTCCAAACATTTTGAAGTTTATTTTCCATATTTTTTCTTCTGTTTAACTCTTCATTAGCTAGATATTTATTAAAGTTATAAGCATCTTTTTGTAGCTCATAATTCTTTTGTGCTATCTTTTGCTGATTATAAGCACCATATAAAGCACCAGCACCGCCTAAAACATTTCCTAATCTATCAAAATTAGTTACTTTATTTGCATCAGAACTTTTAAATAACCAATCTCCAAAATTACTAAAAGAATTTTTTAATTCATTTAAAAAACCACCACTGCTACTTGCTAAATTTGGAGTAAAATTACTTGTTTTCATCAAAGTATCTGCAAAGCTAGATCCTAATCCCGTACCACCTTTTAAAGCTGTTATAAAATCCATAATTTCTCCTTTATACTAAACTTAATAATTCTTTGCCTAGATCTATCTCGCTAACTTCGCCTTTTTTTAACTTATCGTTAAAATCACTAGTTCTTACATTATTATTTGCACTTGATAAATCTTCAGCTTTTTTGGCATTATTTGATTTTCCGACCAAATTAAGCAAGGTTTTCCAGCTGTCAATATTACCTTCGCCTAAACCATTTAATTTTGTTGCAAGTTCTGCCATAGCCTTTAAATCCGCATCAGGATAGGCTTTTCTTAACTCGCTTTCTACTTGTGCGTATTTAGCGATTAGTGCATCTTGCTCTTCTTTGTCTTTTTGCTTTTTATCAAGCTCTTCAAGCCTTTTTAATTTCTCATCAAGTCCATCAAGTCCTAATTCTTTTAAATACTGCTCTCTTTGTAATTCTTGTTCGCTTGGCTCTTTTTTTGGATTTTTTAAAGATTCAAGCTCACCCATTAAAGCATTTAATTTGTTGTCATTTTCACTTTTATAAGCTTCAAACATCGCCTTATAATCAGGTTCATTATCTGCTACTTGCGTAGGTTCATCGCCATTATTAGCAACTTGTCCTTTATCATCATCTGTTATAACATTAATTAAATCTTTTAAAGCATCATTTTCCATCTTCTTCATCCTTTATTTTATTGATTATTATGTCTAAAAAAGCCATAGTATCTAAAGCTTTTAACCTTAACTCTTTTTCATCGTTATTTTTTGCTATATAAAAACATTCGCTATATTTTGCTTTGATAAAATCTATTAATTTCTTTCCTCCTTTGGTTTTAGATATATCACTTTTAATTTCAATATTAAGCATTAGCTTCTCCTTGCATTTGTGGATTAATATCTTCATTATTTTCAAAAGCAAATAAACTATTTACATTCTTTACACCTAAAATTGGTAATAATTCTTTAGTAAGTTCTTTGCTAGCATTTATAATCCCATAAGCAGAATTTGCATCGCCTATGCTCATATACATTTGATATAATTGTGAAAAAACTTGCATACTAGCTTGAATTCCTGCGCGTCTAATTTCTTTATTCATGGCACCTGTGCCGGTTTGAATTTTAAATCTAAAACTAGGTATATCCTCTCTTTGAAAACCATTAAAAAAACTATCTTCTCCATACTTAAAAACAAGCATTGCAAATCTATCAAATAAAGGCTCTATAAAAGTTTCGTTATACTGTCTTATGTAGTCAGCACTTCTTCTTCCACCTTCTTGTGCTTTTATGCTAATTTCTGTTGCTGTTTCATTTTGTGCAGTTTGAGCTCCATTGTTTTGTGGACTAACTCCTGTAACTTCTGTGAGTTCGCTTTCTAAAAGCTGTAAATTCATTCCCGCACTATTTACATTTGGTGGTGGTAATATTTGCACACCCTTTGGATCGTCTGTATATATTGGTTTTCCTAAGGTTTCTATATCTTCTCTGCTTACTCCCATTGATTTTGGCATCATTATTTTAGGCATGATATGAGTTCTTGCTGCATCTATTAAAAGATTTCTAGTTATATTAATTTCATCTTGCAAAGGCATAGCAGAAGCCATTATAGGCTCGCCATAAGCACTTACATAGTTTTCGTTATCTATCTTTTTAAGTTGTGGTAACATTGAACCCCAGACAAAAGGTTGACCATCTTGTAAAGCAACTTCATTTCTAAGTAAATTATTTTCAAATAAAGTAGAAACCACCCACTCATCATCGTTTCTTCTTTCATAAATATCATAAAGCTTCACTTTTTTATACTCATCATCTTCGTCAAAAAGCTTTTGGATTTCTATGTTTTTATAAAATCCTAGCTTTTGTCTTTCATGGATTTGATTATAAGTTAGGTAAATTTCATTAACTATATAACCTATATCTTCACTATTTAATGCATTTGGATCAAAGAATATACTATCAATATCTACTCTTTCAATGCGTGGCATTCCTTTATGCCAAGTAACCTTAGCTATACTTGTTCCCACAAGTAAAACATCTAAGAAAAGCGGTTGAAAAATCTTAAACATGTTGATTTTACCACTATAAAAATCAATTGCATTCTGCCATAGCTCTATAATCGTATCATCGCTATTAATGTAAGTTTCGATATCTGCCATTCTCTCACTATTGAAATATACATCATTTAAGCTAGTTATGAGATATTTTACTTTTGCATTGATCTTTGGTATGTAAATGCTTGATTTATTTCTTTTTCTTAATTTTTGCATTACTTTATTTTCAAGTAAATAAGCATCTTGCAATTCTTTAAAGTGTGGTTTGTAATTTTCATATCCACTTTTACTTTCGCTAATGAGTTGTGTTAAAAACGATACTCTCTCATCATTAGTTCTTTTTGTTTTCATTCATAATTCTCCATATTGTTGTTTTGCTTAAATTTGTTATTTTTAAAATATCTTTTTCATTCACTCCTTTTTCAAATAAAAACTCCGCAAATTCTCTTTTAAATTTCTTTTTAGAAATATTATTAAATCCTGATACAAGTTCTAAAAATTCATTTGCAAGACTTGACTTTATAGCCTCATCGCTTAAATTTGAAAGCTTTTTTATTTTGTTTACATCAATTGCATCATAGATCATTAAAAACTCACCAGCCATCATAACTCCAATCTTCATTAGTATTGTTTCTGCTGTATAGTTTTTCAAAAAAAGTTAATGCCACCGCATCGCTAACATCAGGACTTTTGCCATAGTTCTTTTTTAATTGTTCTTTTGAAACTATCTTTAAAAGCCCCTTGTCGCTATATTCATATTCAATCATTCTCATATCTTTTTTTAATTCTTCATCTTTAACAAGCTCCATGTGTTTTAAGTTTTTAGCAAATGTAAAATACATTTGCGCTCTTTTATTTAAGTATTCATTACTGGTTGCAGAATTTGCAGAATTTGCCTCAAATACAGGCAAACCATAATTTAACAAGACATCATATACGCCAACGCCAAGACCGCAAGTATCTATAAAAATACCTTTAGGTTTATCTTCGCTTTGATTGTATTCGGCTAGTATTTTGTTTGCTAATTCTATAGTTCCAAGTTGTGAGTATTTTTTAATCTCATAAATTACAAAACCTTTTCTTTTTGCTAAAGCACTCTTATCATCTCCATATCTTGCTACATCAAGCCCCCAAATATTCTCGCCTTGCATTTTTTCAATACTAAAAGAGTTCTTGCTCATCGCATTTTCAATTTCACTTAGAGAAAATAATTCAGCACTCGAGCTATCTATAAACTCGCCATAAATTTCTTGCTTGACAACTTCACTACCTTCTCCGCCTACTTCTTCAATTAATTCTTTAATTTGCTCTTCTTTTAAAAATGGATTATCATAACTTGAGAATTGAAAATGTTTCCAATTTTTATCGCTGAGTTCTTTTCTGCAAAGTTCATAAAATAGATTTTTTCCTTTAGGAACTCCACCGATAATCGCTCTTGATTTAGGATTATCAAGCAACATAGGGCGTATGGCGTTATACCAAAGATATTCTCCTTTGCTGCCTTTTAAAATAATTCCTGCTTCGTTTAAAATAACAAGGTCATATCCAAAACCTTCGATATTTTCACTTCTTTCAGCACTTCTCATATGAAGCACTGCTCCATTAATAATTAGTTTCTTATCTTGCACACTCCATGAGTAAAAATCTTTTGGCAAGTTTTTTAACTCAGGTGTAAAATATAACTCGTAATAATTTTGTAAATTTGCTTGTATGGTATCCACCCATAAAACATTTTGTCCTAAAAGCAAGTTTTCGATAACAAACTTAGCACTTCCCCTTGTAAAACCAAGTCTTCTGCCCTTTGCTACAGTTATAAAGCGTGGATTTTTATCATCAAAAACTTTAAGTTGTGCCGGAGTGTAAGAAAAATCGATTTTTAATTTCATTTGATTTCACTTCTTATAATTTCAATTTTTTGAACGTTATCGCTGACAACTTCTTGTTTATCCACATATCCATGTTGATTTTTTAGCAAGAACATACTAACGCTAGGAGTATAAGTGCCGATTAAGGAATGGTTTAAAATATCCATTTCACACCTTTGTTTTGCATTTGCTACTATTTCGCCAAAATCTTTATCTTTTTCCCACTCATTTAAAGTTTGCATTGAAATCCCTAAATGCACAGCTAATCCCACTTTTGTTTTAGGTGCAAAAATAACACTTTCTTTAGTTTCTTTTAAAACAGTTTTTTCACTAAAGTAGTTTTCTATCTTTGATACAAGCTCTTCTTTTGTGATGCTTTTGCCATTTGTCATCATTCTAGCCATCAAGCCACCCCTTCTTTAAAATTAAATTCTTTGATTTCTAAGTCTAAAAAAGATTTTTTAAAACTAATAATCTCATAATCGCCTTTTAAAACATTCTTATCGTTTTCAAATAACGCATCTAACACGCATTTTACGATATTGTCCCCATCGCCATGCCTTTTGCTGTTAAATCCTATTTTTAAAGAAAACTCATATTTCTTTTGCTTATCAAAGGCTTGAAAACAGCTAATATTATTTTGTCTTCTAAACTCCATTTGCAAGAGTTTTTTAAAATCTAAATATTTAAGATAATCCCTGCACACAAATTTAGATCTTTGAGTCGTTCTTTTATAAGGCACTGGATTGCTTTTTAAATCAATTTTTAAAATATACTTTTCCATTTCAGACTTCCTTAAATTTAGCTTATATTTTTAAAAGCCATTTTGACTTTTACTTTCTTTTGAAATTCTTCTTGATTCTCCTTAAAAAATTTTTTCTGCACCTTCTTAAAGTTATTATATTCTTCTTCATGGCTTAAAGATGTATATCCTTTTATCTTATAAGAAGTATTTATATATATATCTTTTCCTATGCGCTCTTGATTTTTAAATATAAAATCTATTAAAGCGTGTTTAAATTCGTTATTTTTTAGCATTTCTCCATCTTCGTAGGTTAATTCTCCAAAATTATTTAGACAAACCAACATATTAATTGATTTTGCTAATCGTTTAAAAAGGTTGCCCTGTCCATCATAACAAACATATGAGTATTTAAAATCACTTTCAAGCAATCTAAAAAATGGACTATTTTTATATTTATTTTTTAACCATTCTAAAAAAATTTCTTTGTCTTCAAAACGCTTTTTAAACTCTATTTCAGCTCTTTTGCAAACTCTTCTTAATTTCTCATAGGTTGTCCCTACGATATTCTCTCTTTCTAAAGTTTCGAAATAAAAATCTAAGAAAGCATGAATATCCTTAACGCTTTTGAGATATCTACCTACAATATCAGTTGCCTGAGCCTTATTAATTTCCAATAAGTCCATTAAAATTTGTATTTTTTCTTGCATTTTTTACTCCTTAAAAGCATCCTAAGATCTTGTCTTTGTTCTCATCTTTCATTCCGTAATACTCCATCAAGCTATCAACCACACTAGGATTGGCTTCTTTTTTTCTGTTAAAACGCTGATTTTTTCTTAGCTCGTTTTCTTTAGCATATTTAAGCCAAGTATAAAGACTGCCTGCAATGCTTGACATTCTTTTTCCATTTCTTTTCCACTCTCTAGCATCCCAATAACCTATAAAATCATTAGCCAACTCTTCGCCAAAGTTTGTGCCATTTTTCTCATTAAAAGCTATTATTTGCCCCATAAGCTCATTAGCATTTGGGACTTTAAATTCTTTTTTTGCCATTTTTTCACATTCCTTTTCATCAAGTTTTAAAAAGCTCACTACAAAAGAGGCGTTTTGATTAAAAACGCGTTCTTTCTTTTCTTGATTATTTTTTAAATTTTCTAAATTCTCTTTTTTTATAAATTTATTATTATTAATATT